ATTTTGAATCTTTCATCAATTTGGTTGCCAGTGCTCTAATGGTTAAATCTTGCTCAAATAATGAATATCTCGCTTCTTGTTCTGTTGGTGTAATCAAATCAAAACCTTTAAATGACAATCCAGCTCCCATACCTCCTTTTGCAAGGTCAGGACCAAGTAATTCAATAAATACATCTGGATCAATATGCTTATAGTCAGCAATTTCGTTTTTATTGCCATAATCTGTCTTGCCAAATTTTCGTGTAAAAGCAAATTGTTCTTCTTTAGTTAAGACAATATCATGACTCATTATGACTGCTAAGAGAAATCCTGTTTCTGCTTTTCCTAACACTTTAAAGTTTTTAATAGTAATGTTTTTTATGACTGCATCAAATAATTTTTTAAACCAATCTTTTGATTGATTGCTAAGATAAGTAACATAAGACAAGTCACTTTTAAAATCATCAATTTTATCTTTGAGTTTTCTATTTGTTATCTGTCCCATGTTTAGTTTTTCAATAAACGTTTCAATATCACTGCCTGCTTCTTCTGCTGCGGCAGACACAAGTCTTTCAGCTTCTGATACTACAGGATGAGAGCTTCCCAACTTTAGTTTAATATATTTCATCGTGTTGATAAAGAAGCTTGAGTTTGATGCTGACTTTATTTCATCTATATTGTTTAGAAAAGATCTGGCAATAAATTCATCTATTTTGCTAGAAAAATATTTTGTATCAGGCAAATCATTGAATAAATATCTGACAAAGTTAAGCTCGTGATCTGTTTTATTGGGTTTTTTTAAAATATATTTATTATGTAAACTTATTCTATTAAGACTATCTACTAAGTCTTCTAATAATTCGTTTGCTGCATTAAAGTTTTCTGGTGATACTTCTTTCCAATAAATCGTACCTCCTCGAGGCAGATCATCTATTAGCATACTGATTATTTTATTTTTATTTTTATCGTCTGCGTTTGCATAAAACTCTGCTATTTTTTCTGCTCTTCTAGACATAATAGCTATATCAGGCCCAAATTCATTTAACTTTTCATCTAAAAGACTTTGAACTTCAGAGCTTACAGAGTTTTTTTCTAAATACTTGTTAATCTTAAATATGAATGCTCTTGCCGCATATAAATTGTTTTTAAAAGTATCATCACTTAAACATACATCAATTGCTGACTTTAAGAATAAGTCTGTAGACGTTAAATTATTAAAGTTATAAGATTCAAGAATTGCACTAAAAAAGTTTGCATCTAGACGCTTGTTTTGTTTTTTATAATAATTAATTACTTCATCAAGTAATTCACTATATTCTGGGCTTTTTACAGTTCTATCTTCAAATGCATATGTTGAATTTTTAAAAGATCTTAAAAAGAACTCAAATTTTTTAGTATCACCTGATGATTTTACATCTCGATACAATTTAAAAAGCTCGTCTTCTGGGTTGTCTGCGTCCCAAGGAAAATTGCCACTGAAAAACGTTGTAATCTCTAAGTATTCCATATCAAAAGGTGGTTTATCTTCTGATTTCATTTCAGCTTTTTCAGCTGGGTCTGTTATTTCTTCTGCAATTGAATTTATTGTTTCAAAATCTTGTTTTAATTTTGCTCGACCTCCAACAAAATCATTTAAACTATCATACCAATCAACAATTTCAGGTCTATCTTCATTTAGTCTTCCTAGACCTATTAGTTTGGCATCATACTTCGGGTAAAAAGAAACGCAAACAGGACCATCTGATGTACCAAATAGAATTATACCTTCATAAAAAGAAGTTATATGTATCTTACTAAGTTTTTGCATTAAGCTTAAACTTATATTTGCTGTTCTATTAGTGCTATTTATGGTTTTAGCCATCTCTAATTCATTATCAGGTATTCTTGCTAAGACTTTTTTATAAGTCTCAACACTCTCAGGACTTCTTTCTTCAATCTGATAAAGCTTTAATAGCTGGTCTTTAATTCTCCAGTTTTCACCATGAACTTGTTTGGCTAAGTCTTCAAAGGTTATTATAAAATTACTTATATCTATTTCAAATACTAAACATATATTTCCGTAAGTACTAGCAATTCTAGGATTAAATTTATAACATGTATAAAGTCCTTTACCATGATAGTCACCTCGGCCTGCAGTGAAGCCGCTAGTGTCTGTATATGGATCATCTATCATGTCTTCAATAACAAACTCTTCGATTTGCCAACCTTCAGGTCTTTTGTTTTTTCTAGCATTAGTAATCTTTTTTACAATTCTCTGAGCTCTAGTATCTGTTGGTAAAATTTCTTTATCAGGCTGTGTGACCGGAGAGCTCATAAGTTTTACAGATTCGTTATGATCGATCCATTTTCTTTTTGAAGTTAAGTGATAACATATCAATTTACCATCTATAAAGTTTATTTTATTTGTATCAAGGTTTGATAATCTAGCTTCAGTTAGTAACCATCTTATATTGTTTTGCATGTGTTTACAAGCCTTTATTAAAATTTTGTCGTGTATTCGTGTAATAAATATTAATATTATTATATAAAATATAATAAAAAAGGATATTATTATGAATCGATTTGGATATGCATGCATCAATATGGAACTACGAGAAAAAGGTATATTCAACTCTAGAACAATGCGTAAAGCTACCTTTCTAACAAAAGGTTTACCACATGCTTCAAAGCTTGTTCTTCAAAATGTAAAAGACATGTTACCTATCTTTAATTGGAATTATAAAAACAACATCGAAGTATTTCGCATATCCTCAGTAATAACTCCTTGGGCTAGTGAATATGAACTACACGAGCTTCCAGATTATGAAGAAATTTGTCACTATCTTAAAATGGCAGGTGATTATACCAAAGTTATTGGTCAAAGAGTTTCATTTCATCCAGGTCAATTTAACTGTCTTGCATCTGAAAAAGATCATGTCGTAGAAAATTGTATTAAAGATCTAGAAATACACGGTAAACTCTTCGACCTTATGGGTTTAGATCAAAATCACTGGTCAAAAATTAATATCCATCTAGGTTCAACATGTGGTGGTAATTTACAACTGGCAGCAGACAACTTTAACAAAAACTTTCAAAGACTATCACAATCAGTACAGTCAAGGCTCACAGTAGAAAACGACGATAAAGCTTCAATGTTTAGCTCAAAGTTTTTATACGATAACATATACAAGGTATCAGGTGTACCGATTGTTTTTGACTCACATCACTTTAGCCTTGGACCTCAAGATGCTCCATATGATGAAAGTTTTGACATGGCTTTTGACTCATGGCCTTCTGAAATTCGTCCAACTTGTCATCATTCTAATGGCAAAAAAGAATTTGAAGATTCAACAACAAGATCAGCTGCAGCTCATTCAGATTTTTATTACAAACCTTTTGATAGCTGTGGTAAATCAGTTGACGTTATGTTAGAAGCTAAATGTAAAGAAAAAGCACTGATGAAATACAGAAAAGATTTTTTAAATGATAAGTAACTCTTTGGTGTAAATAGAAAATTAATTTCATACACTAATATTATAAAGAGGAATTAAATGAGAATTAATAATAAAGAAGTACTAAGTTTTGATGATGTAATTTTAGAGCCTCAATACTCAGAGCTAGTAACCAGAAAGAGTATTGACACTTCTGTTAACTTAAACTATTCTGACAAAAACTTAGAATTTAAGATACCAATTATCAGTTCGCCTATGTCAACTGTAACTGAAGCACATATGTCTAATGCAATGATTAGTCAAGGTGGTTTAGGCATTATTCATAGATATAATACAATTGAGTTTCAATCAAAGCTTTTAGGATATGTTAATCATAGAGATTACCGTGCCGCAGCAATTGGTGCAACAGGAGACTATAAAGAAAGACTAAGCGAGCTTGTTAAAAATGATTTAAGTGTTGTCTGTATTGATATTGCACACGGTGATCATATTCTAATGGAAAAAGCAATAGAGTTTATCAGAAGTCAATATCCACACTTGTTTGTCATTGCAGGCAACGTTGCTACAGGACATGCTTATAAGCGATTAGCACTAGCAGGTGCACATGCTGTTCGAACATCTGTAGGCAGTGGTAGTATTTGCACAACAAGAATACAAACAGGTCACGGAATACCAACGTTTCAAGCAATCCTAGATTGCTGTGAAGCAAGAAAAGAACACTTAGAAAGTGGAAACGATTTGTCAGCGCCTTATATTATTGCAGATGGTGGTATTAAAAATAGTGGTGATGTTGTTAAGTCTTTAGCAGCAGGTGCTGATTTTGTTATGCTTGGTTCTATGTTAAGCGGTACTAGAGAAACACCAGGAAAAGTAATAATTCAGGATGGCAAAAAAGTCAAGCGCTACAATGGAATGGCTTCCAAGACAGCTCAAAAAAACTGGAAAGGTACCTATAACTCTATTGAAGGAGTTGCTTCTTACGTTTCTTATAAAGGAACAACATCTAAAGTACTTAATGAAATAATGTCAAATGTAAGAAGTGGTATGTCTTATAGCGGTGCGAATACGTTAAAAGAATTAATAGACAATGCAGTGTTTAGAAGACAGACTACTTCATCTCATGTGGAAGGAAATCCACATATTTTTAATAGGAATAAATAATGCCAACAAAAATTGTTTTAGGTCTCCAGCACGGAGACGAAGGTAAAGGAAGAGTTGTCGACGATCTTGTCCAAACTTGGGCTGACGTTATTGTTAGATTTCAAGGAGGAGGAAATGCAGGACACACTGTTTACGATGAAGACGGTAACAAATTTGTAACTCATATACTACCAGTAGGAGTATTAAATAAAAATAAGTTTAACCTTATAGCCAAAGGTTGTGTTGTAAACATTGTTGACTTGTATAAAGAAATTAAAAGCTTAGATGTAAAACCTAAAAATCTTTTAGTGTCAGGCTTATGCCCTACTATCGAACCGGTTCATTTGGCTAAAGACAGAGTAAAATACCAAGGAAGATTAGGTACAACGGGCAGAGGAATTGGTCCAGCATATTCAGACTTTTATGCAAGAGACTCTGTCTTGTTTAAAGATATAGTAAACAACCCGAGCGAATCACTCTCAAAAATACAAGAAAAGTTTTTCGATTATCAAACATATCTTGCAGAAACTTATATGGTAGACAAAGATGAAGATATTCATTTACTAATCGAAAAAAACTTTGAAACATTTAATGATTGGATAAAAGAGTATTATGATGCTGCTGAATATCTTGAGCCTTTTCTTTTAAAAAAAGAAAACATGATACAAGATCTTTATGCCGCAGATCTTAATATTTTATTAGAAGGTGCACAAGGAAGTGGTTTAAGTATAAACTCTGTAAACTACCCAGATGTTACATCATCATCACCCTCAGTTGGAGAAGCTTTAAATTCTACAGGACTTAATCATAGACAGATTGATGAGGTAATAGGTGTTATTAAGTCTTACAAGACAAAAGTAGGAACCGGTAAATTCCCGTCAGAAATATTTAGTAGCTACGCAAATATATTAGCAGAAGTAGGAAAAGAATACGGTGCAACAACTGGTCGACCAAGAAAGTGTGGTTGGTTAGATTTAGATGAAGTAAAAAGCGCTGTTGTTGAAAATGGCGTAACACACTTGTGTGTAACCAAAACTGACGTTATGACTCATGTTGATAATCCAATGTATTATGCTGAAGAGATGTTTTTTAAAACACCTAGAATTTACAACGTTACGCGTGAAGACGAAGGATTTAATACACTATTAGGTCATATTTCTCAACACACAGGTGTTAAAAACATATCATTTACTACTGGCCCTAAAAGAGGAGAAGTAGTTTGGTACACAGAACTTATTGATGATTAAAGGAACATAATGATACCAAGGTATAAAATACAAGAAATTCATGATATTTGGAAAACAAACAATAAGCTTGAGACTTGGCTAAAAGTAGAGTTAGCACACTTAGAGTCACTAGCAAGAAATATTACTAACAAGACAATTACTGTTGATGAGTTAAACACAATTAAAAGCAACGTAACTATTAATGTCGATCGATGGAAAGAGATAGAATCAGAAACTAGACATGATTTACAAGCTTTTGTGCAGATGCTAGAAGAGTCAATTCCAGACAACAGTGGAAGATGGATTCACTACGGACTAACTTCTTCTGATGTGCTTGATACGTCTTTAGTTTTAATGTGCCAAGAATCGTTATCTGTTATTGAAAAATATTGTAGTATGGCTTTATTTAATTTAACTAAACTTATTAAAAGTGACAAAGCTAACAAGAGAATATTATCTAGAACACATGGTAAAGCAGCAGAAATACAAACATACCGAGAAGTTTTTATTAGATGGATTGCTGGACTACGTAGAGGATTTGATGCAATCAGACTAGCAAAGACATCTCTTAAATATGGAAAACTATCAGGACCGTCAGGAAATCATACAACTAATTGTTTAATGAATGAAACTAATGCATTAAGAACTTTAAACTTATATCCTATGACATGTTCACAAATTATACCTAGAGATTATTTTTTAGACTATTTTTATTCAATACTTAAAGTTGTTTTAGCTGTAGAAAAAATTGCATATGATATTCGTATATACAGCATTGATGGTGTTAATGAAATGTCTGAACCTTTTAAGAAAGGACAGAAAGGTTCTAGCGCAATGCCACATAAGAAAAATCCTATATTAACAGAAAATATTTGCGGCTTGTCAAGGCTTTATAAATCTTATATGCATACTGCAATTGAAAATTGTTTAACTCTACTTGAGAGAGATATTTCACATTCAGCTTCAGAAAGAATTATTTTTAAAGACTCAGCACATATTGTTTGTTTTACACTACAAAGAATTACTAATGTATTTAAAGATTTAAACATAAATGACGATATAGCGGAATACAATGTATCAGTTTTTGAACAAGCTATGTCAAGTCAAGACATCATGAATAATAAAATTAAAGAAGGCTTTAGCAGAAAAGATTCACATGATGTGTCACAAAACAAAATAGAAAATAATAGTTTTTTAACATCTTACTAATATTTATAATAAAACTTTATGAGGAACATTATGAATGAAAGAAAACTAATAAGAGAATTTCTTGATCTTGCAGCATCAGAACAAGATCAAGATTATAGTCTAGACGGTATGCAATTACATCAAGGTCACTCAGATCACGACTTAGATCCAGATGGTGATGGTCATATCACGCCAGAAGATCTTTACTCACATTTTGATCTAAACAATAACGGACAAGTTACAACTCAAGAATATGTTGATCATATTAAATTTCACTGTGCACACCCAGAATCTTTAGCTCACTACAACAAAGCAAGAGAACAATCAATACATACAGTTCCTTGCAAAGATTCATATGATAATTGTTCACAGCATTTAATGGGTTGTCCTGATGATATTGATAAGTTCTTAAAGCCTATGATGGATTGTACAGGATCAACATGTAGAGAATCTTCTACAAAAGCTTTGCTTGATGTTTTACAGTCACTTATTAATTGCGGTGTTTTTGGATAAACATTAAGTGTAAATTTTATAAAATAATAATAAAATAACATGAAAGAAAACAATGATTAAAATAGGTGATAGAGTTTATTATTATCAAACAATGAATAAAGTCGGAACAGTAATTAATATTATAACAGAAAGAAATAATCAATTAACTGTTGGTGGAACTTCTGAGTCTAGAGTATTTGTGGAAGTAAAATATTCAGAAGATGACATTGTAATTTATAGAAGAGGAGATATACAAAAAAGCTTTGATTAAGATTTTATTACTACTGAGTTTACAGTATAGTTTTTGTCAAGAAGTATATGAAAAATTATCAGGTCAAGAGTTTACTGAAGAAGGCATAACAGTTTGCTCTCTTTTAATTGAAGATGCAAAACATCAAGGTCTAGATACGTCAATAACACTTGCAACAGCATGGGAAGAGTCTAGATTTACACAGCAGTTTAAACCTACTAGATTTAAATGTTTTGGCCCGCTACAAATAAAATATCAGTACTGGTGTCCTAATCGAAAAGGAAAAATAACCGTGACTAAAGCTGATGGCTTAATATCAAATTGCGATCCTTATTCACACGGCGTAAGAGCGTTAAAATATTATATCGAAAAGTTTAAACCGCTTACAAAAGCCTTGTGTTATTATAACAACTCTAAGAAGTGCAAAAAGTCTTACAAATCAGGATATGTTAAAGGAGTTCTAAAACATCTCGAAAAAATTAAAATAATAGCAGCAAAAGACAAATATAAATCCCTTTAATAACACACACGTGCAATATTGTTAATTTTTATATTATAATATTGTATGGAGGTTAAAATGCTATCTAATCAATATAAAAAATACTTTTATGTCTTAACACACTACCTAGAAACAAGCAACAATATAAAGATAATTCAAAAGCCTGGCGTTGAAGATGCTTGGTATCCTATGTTAAATATAATTTACATTAATCAAAATCTTCAATATCGAGAAAGGCTTTTTACTCTCCTACATGAAGCAGGTCACGCTTTTATTGATAATGAAGTAAGACATAAAGATATACTTTGTTTTAATAAAAATACCCCGCACAAGATTCGATCTAAAAAAAGTTATGTTCACACACTAAACGAAGAAATTCTTGCTTGGAACTACGGCAAGCAATTAGCAAAAAATCTTAAGCTTAAGATAAACTATCTTCAATTAGAAGAATATATGACTGATTGCATTATGTCCTATGTAAGAAGTGGTTTAAAATCCATTTATGGCGACGAAATTAATGCTGACATTATTTATACACGGTATGTGTAAATTGTTATAAATTTATATATAATAAGTGTATAGGAGGATGATATGCCACTTTCAAGAAAACAACTTAAAGAGTTAAAAGAAAAGATGGTAAAGACAGACCAAAATGCTTTAAAAAACATAAAACAAAGCAGGGGTCCGACTACTAGAAAAGTAAAACAAACAATTAAAAAAGAAGGTTTTGAAAACAAAAAGTCAGTAGTTCGGTGGAACTATGAAGTTAACGAGCTAGTCAAGATAACTTATGACACTAGCTTAGTAGGACTTATAGTTTCTGACTTTGAATATTTTTCTAAGCGTGTAGAGAAAAATTGTTTCTTTATTCTCGTTGATAACGCAGTCAAGCAAATTGACGGAAGATATTTACGCCGGCTATAACTCTTAAGTGTAAATAAGAAAAACAATAAATTATAATATAAAGTAATTAAATTAACCTTAACCTTTTAAAGGATAAATTAAAAAATGAAACTTAACGTAAAAAGAGATGACATTACTTTTGGTACCAACATTCTTGACCTTCGCGTTCCAAGTAAGCTTCGCGAGCGTCATCCTTGTGGCGTTGACTATTTAGATGCAGCGTTTGGTGGAGAAGGCTTTACTCCTTCAACGATTTCTTTGTTTACTGGTGAACCAGGCGCAGGAAAAACTACATTAATGCTCACACTAGCTAATGCTTTAACTTCTCAAGGTTATGTTTGTTTATTTAATACTGCAGAAGAAAGCTTGTACCAAGTCAAACTAACATGCGAAAGGCTAGAACTTTCTTCTGGATTTATTGCCGGCCAAGAATCATACGTTCCAAGACTCATTAAGAACTGTGATATGTTACGCAAGAAATATCCTAAAAAGCCGTTGTTTTTAATAGTTGACTCTTTACAAACTCTTAATGATGGCAAGTATGGTGAAGATCACACTAATAGCCAATCAGCAGTTAGATCATTGCAAATATTAACAGACTATGCTAAAGAGCACTATATTAATGTTATTTGTATCGGCCAAGTAAATAAAAGCGGTAATATGGCTGGTTCTCAAAAGCTAAAGCATATGGTTGATGCTATGCTTCATTTGTCTATTGAAAAGAAAGATGAAGACTTTAAAGGTTTAAGAGTTCTTGAGACTGTAAAGAATCGTTTTGGTGGAGCTGGTTGGACTTTCTTCTTAGATCTAAAGAAAGAAGGCTTTAACGAGGTAGCAAGAGTAGGAGTTAAATAAACATGGCTCAAGCTTTGGCAGCTTATATTTTTGCTGCATCACTAACCTTTTTACAGCAAAACTTGCAGTTTATCGATGAATACTACAAAGACAAGCAAAACTGGATTATCATATTTTTTAGCCTTCCTATTGCATATGGCTATCTTTATGCATGGACTTATTTTGTTAATAATTTTAATGGTTCAGTTTGGTCTGCAAGGTTCATGTTTTTTGGCTTGTCCTACCTTGTCTATCCAGTTTTGACTTACATATGTTTAGGTGAAACACCTTTTACTCTAAAAACAGCAATCTGCACAGCACTTAGTGTTTTGATTTTAGTTATACAATACAAATTGTAATCTCATATGTGTAAATAAGTAAAACAATAAATTATAATATATTGTAATCATTAATCATTAATCCTAATTAAAAGGACAATTTATTTTGAATATTAAAAGCTTTCTAAAAATCGTTAAAAATCTTCCTCCACATCACGCAGTTCTTATGAGAGCGGGTACTGGCGTTGGTAAGTCATCTCTTGTTTCTCAAATTGCTGAAGAAGTAGAATTACCTCTTATTGATGTACGTGCTTCAATTATGTCCGAAGGTGATACACAAGGTTATCCAGATATTGAAGGCATGAAAGAAAAAGGTATTATGACCTTTTGTATGCCAGCTTGGTTTGTAAGAGCTTGTAATGAACCTGTTGTTTTATTTCTTGATGAGTTTAATCGAGGTTTACCTGCAGTTCAACAATCTTTCTTTCAAATAGTATTGGATAGACAGTTAGGTAATGATGAAAACGGCATGCCTTATAATATCCACCCTGAAACACGTATCTTTGCTGCAATTAATCATGGCAACGAGTATGACGTTAATGAAATGGATCCTGCACTTTTAAGAAGATTTTGGACAATTGATCTTAAGCCATCAAAGGATGATTGGATTAATTGGGCTAAGTCTAAAAACGTTGATAATCTTATTATTGAATTTCTTAGAACAAGATCTTCACACTTATTTGTTAACTTAGAAAAAGTTAAACCAGGCAATGTTTTTCCAACACCTGCTTCATGGGCAAGATTTGATGAGGTTCTTAAATACACTGGCGTTGATTTAATGGAAGACAGAAAGAGCTTTGATATTTTCAATACAGCAATTGGTTTTATAGGACAAGAAGCAGCAGTTGAGTTTGCTGACTTTGTTAAGAAATACGAAGTTGTAGTTACTCCTGAAGAGCTTCTTCGAAGTTTTAAGAATTGTGAACATAAGCTTAAGACAATGTCTAATGACAGAATTAACTCTTTAATTGAAAGATTAGGTGAACACTCAGCTTCAAACAATTGGACAGTTTCACAAGCAAAAAATGCTGCTAAACTTGGTAAAATGATTTCTGAAGAAATGATGATTCACTTCTGGTCTAAAGTTACTGGTGGTAAAAACATTGATTCGATTCAAAAGTTTCATAAAGAAATTGGACAATATGTAGTTGAGATTGTTAACAATAACCGTGACCTCCTAACTAAATAAGGCAATTGTAATGGCTAAAAACAATAATAACAATAACATGCTTAAGAAAAGAAAAGTTACCAAGAAAGAAATCGATGACTTTGATTTAACTACGCACTTAGTTAATTTTCTTTGGAATGAACCTTTTTATAGTAGAATTCTTAGATCTTTAAACAAAGAAGAAACAGAAACAATTCCAACAGCAGGTGTAACATGTGTTGACGGAGACATTACTCTATATTGGAATAGAGAGTTTTTAGCTAGCCTTAGACCACATCAAGTTCAAGGTCTGCTTAAGCATGAATGCTTGCACCTTGTATTTGGTCACACAACAGAAAGACGTAGAGATCCTCATATTATTTGGAACTATGGCACAGACTTAGCAATAAACTCAACTATACCTGAACATGAGTTGCCAGAAGGTGGTTTAATTCCAGGTAAGTCACTTAGTCTTGATAGCAGTCAAAGAGAAAATATGTCTGATAAAGAGATAGAAAGATTTGAAAAGCTGTCAAACTTAATTGCCAATATGCCTAAGAATAAAACATCAGAATATTACTTTGAAAAACTAATGAGTGATCCAGATATCAAGGAATTTATTGAAGAGTCTCAGTCCTCTAATATTTCAATTGGATTTGATGATCACGACGGTTGGGACGAAATGTCTAACGAAGAAAAAGAAATGATGCAAGGTAAAATCAAAGAGATTGTTAAGGAAGCAGCTGCTGAGGCAGAAAATAGAAACTGGGGTTCTGTATCTGCTGAAACAAGATCTGAGATATATAAGATGCTTTCTAATAAAATTCAATGGCAGTCTTTGTTAAAGAGGTTTTGTGGTTTCACAAAGAAAGATGAACGTAGATCTTCTATTAGAAAGTTAAACAGAAAGTATCCAGGAATACATCCTGGTGCTAAAAAGATTTATCGACCAATGATTGCTGTTTACGTTGATGAAAGTGGTTCTGTGTCTGACAAAGAACTATCAGCTTTCTATTCTGAGTTAGATAATCTTTCAAGGAACACAGACTTCTTCTTGTATAAGTTTGATCATTCAGTTGATGATAAAAACGGCTTTTTATGGAAGAAAAATAGAAGACCAGAAATAAAACGTACGTTAACAGGAGGTACGTGCTTTAATGCAGTTACAAAGCATGCAATTAAAAACAAGAAAAAGTTTGACGGCTACCTTATCTTAACCGATGGTGGCGCAGCAAAACCTAAGCAGTCTGCAAGACTTAAACGATGTTATATACTAGCCAAAAACTGCAAGCTAGCATTTGACAAAGACCCTTCAGATGTTGTAATAAACATGTAAATTATTTTATAAAAGAGAGAATTATGTTATATAATTTTAATAAGGAAACATTTAAACTTGTTAAAGAAAACGACAAGATTAAGTTATATCATAAAGCCCAAAATAAGTGGTCGCAAGGCTGGACTTATATTGGAAAGTACAATAATACGCAAAAAGCAGAATCAGCTGCAAGACAATACACAAACTAAAAGGATTAAAAATTATGATGCGTTATAAGATTACTATTGATAGACATGGACTTGGTGAGTATGAAAAGAGTGTTGTAGACTATGTTTTTGAGTCTTCATCACCTAAGGATGCTCTAAGAAGAGTTGAAGCTGTATATGATAGATGTCACAGAAATAACAAACGAATTCCTTATAACTCAAAAATGTTTTTAGAAGCTGTAGCAATTTCAGCTGAAACTGATTTAAGCAATATAAAATAGGAGATGTATGCTATATTACATAGGAATTATTTTTATAGTACTATTTAATGTAGCAATATTATACGATCAAACTCAACATAACGAAGAAATATACAGATCTAATTTTTCTTTGTTTCTTTGTGTGTTGACTTTCTTTTGTTTACTTGAACTTTTATTTTTCACGCTAGTTTATATCTTTATATTAAACTCTATAGGTGCATTAACATGATAGATAAGTTTAACAATTTTATTGCTGAAATGAATTCTTCAACTTCGACAAACGATAAAATTGATATTATAAGAGTTGCTGATAGAGATATTAGAAAAATACTGTACTATACGTATAATAGCTATATGCAATACTATATCACCCCTAAACTCTTAGCAAAAAGAAAGGACTTGGTAAATAAGCATACTCAATTTAAAACTATTTTTGAGCTGCTTGATTCACTAAATGCAAGACTAATTACAGGTCATAAATCAATAGAAGAAGTTAACGGATTTATTTTTAATAATCCAGAATATAAATTTTTAATGGATCTGATCCTCAATAGAAACTTAAAAGTAAGAGCTTCGGTAAAATTAATTAATAAAGCGATCCCTAGCTTAATACCTACTTTCAATGTAGCATTAGCTAATAAGTACGATGAAAAAACTAAAAAGAAAGTAGACTTTAAGAAAGATGTTTGGTATGTATCAAGAAAACTCGATGGTGTTCGCTGCCTTATTGTGGTGGACGAAAAAGGAAAAGCAAAATCATTCTCCAGATCAGGAAAACAATTTCATACACTATCCGTGGTCGAAAAGGAGATCGAAGGATTAGGCGTTAAAAACGTTGTTTATGACGGAGAAATGTGTATTGTAGATGAAAGTGGAAACGAAAACTTTCAAAGTATTATGAAAGAAATAGGAAGAAAAGATTACACAATAGAAAATGGTCTATTTCAAATATTTGACTTCATACCTTCAGACATGTTTCAAAGAGGTGAAGCTTCTTCAGGCACTTTTTCTCAAAGAATGTTTGCTTTGGAAAGCTTATTACTTGGTAAGTCTTTACAACACTTAGACTATTTAAGTCAAATACCTGTTTTCTCTTTTGAAGAGCTTGACGATTTAACGCTTAAAGCATCTGAGAAAGGATGGGAAGGATTAATGCTTCGTAAAAACTCTACTTATAAAGGTAAAAGATCTAACGATATCTTAAAGGTAAAAACGTTTTTTGATGAAGAATATAAAGTAGTTGATACTTTCTTTGGTCCTTTAAGATATATTAGAGAAGGCATAGAAGTAGAAGAAGAAATGTTAAGCGGAGTTGCTATTAAACATAAAGGAAATATTGTAAGAGTAGGCAGTGGATTTACAATAGACCAGCGAAAGCACTTGTTTAAAAACCCGAACGACATTCTAGGAAAAACAATTACAGTTCAATATTTTGAAGAGTCTCAAAATCAAAATGGAGAATTCTCATTAAGATTTCCAGTCATAAAGATTATTCATGGTAACGAAAGAAAATACTGATCTAACTGAAAAGATTTAAAATTAATTTCATAATATACAAACCAGCTTCTAGCTGGTTTTTTTGTATTCGCAAAAAGATTGCAGAATTGA